CCGAACCCACGGCCGTACCGCACCCACGCACCCTCACGGCCCGTCTCAGGATCTAGCACGTACGTGTAGTTCGGGATGCTCGAGCCGCTGTGCGGCACACTCACCCACAGCCGACCGTTCACCCAGCCGACCTGTGACACGGCGATGTCGGCCATGTTGACGGTGCCGTCGAACCAGATCGGCCGCAGTTTGTCGGACACGGGCCGCAGCCCGTCCTCCGACAACAGCATCACGCCTTCCTGCCGTGACAGGAAAAACACGCCGAACGGTGTCTCCGCCACCGTCTCCTGCGACGGCGTCCCGATGTTGACGGCGAGCTCGGTGACGACAAGGTCGTCGGCGGTGTTGCCGTACACCGCGTACATCGAGTTGTTCTTGAAGACGATCAACTGGTCACGGAACTTGGCGAGCGCCGTGATCTCGTCGCCTTCCATCCCGTGGTTGATGTCGATGTAGTCGTCTTCCCGCCACGATCCTGCGTCGGCGGGATGCGACCAGCGCAGCCGGCACCCGTACTTGACGTAGCCGCTGGCATCCTCGGAGGTGTTGCCGATGACGGCGAAGTTGTTGCGGATCACGATGCAACGCGCTCGCGGCATCGACACGCCCGACGGGGACGCATAGTCGTTCTGCCAACCGTCCACCGACGGTTCGTCCAACGTCACCAGCGTCGAGCCGTCCCACGTCACGGCGTCACCCGTCGCGTACTTCTGGATGTACAGCTTCGACTTGTGAACCACGCCACGGCACGGACCCGCCGTCACCCCCGTGACACCGATACTCGTCCACGTGCCGGCGTTGTCGTAGTAGACGGTGCCGCCGACGTGGTACAGCACCTGGCTGTCAGGCTGGTTGAGGATGATCGACCGGCACCGGTCCGAACCGCTACCGATCGTCTCCTCGGTGGTGAACCCCTTGCGGAGACGGAACCCGCCGGCTCCGTCCACGTCCACGTTGTCGAGATCCCATGATTCGTTGGGTCGCAGATCGAAACGGTCGTCGCGCAGATTCAACCCGCCCGTGAAGTCGACCATGTCGATCGAAGCGATCCCTGGACGCCTGCCGCCCGTGCGGCGCACCGTGTGCGCTTGAACAGCCATCAGTCGAACGGGTAACGCAGAGCAGCGGGCAGGTCATGGAACATGCGCTTGCCGCCGCCCAGCACCAACGGCTGCTGGGTCGGACGGCCACCTTCACGGGCCGCATGAATGTCCAACTCGTTCTGGAACAAGTCGAAGTAGTGCATCGAGAACGAGTCGTCTTCCTGCATCGCATATGCACGGGACACGACCCACAGGTAGACGGTGTTGTAGAACTGCTCAGGGAAATCGGGAGTCGCCCCTGCACCCGCAGCGACCCAATCGGTCACCTTGCGGAACCCGCGCAGCAGCAGATCCTCCGACCGTGACGGAGTCGGATACAGCAGAATCTTCTGCTCCCGCAACACGTAATGGGTCGGATCACCCGCAGGGGTGACGTTGCGCTGCCAGTAAAAATCGGCGTCCTCGATGCTGATCTCCCGCAGCTCACGGTTATCACCACGCACGTGGGTCACATCACCGATGTCGATGTCCACCGACGACAGCGTGTACTCGGCGGTGCCCGACGTGACCGACAGCGTCCACGTCTTCTCGAACCACGGCCACCGTGGGATCGCCGCAGCGATCCGATACGTCGCCTCACGGCACCACTGGTCGATCAGATCGGACGGGAGCTCGTCGGCGTCCACATCCAGCAGCAGTCGGACACGGCTGCGAATCGTTGCAAGATCAAGAGCCACAGAACACTCCCTGGAACTGACGGAGGGCCGGGGCCGACAGCCCCGACCCCCACGTCAACGTGAACCTGTGACTCTGCTCAGGCGGTGCGGCCGGTCAGCTTGCCCTGGTGCCGTCGGCTCATCACAACAAGGTTGCCGTAGCACAGGATCTGCGCCACACGGACATCCTGATTGGTGGGCTTCACGAACGGGGTCGGCTCGAACCACTTCGCCGTGTGCTTGACCAGCTTGATGTACGACGTGTTGACGAAGTACATGACCCCGCTGGGGGTGTAAGCGTCGTAATGCACGGGCACGCCCTTGTGCATCAGCGTGTCGAAGCCGGCGTCCGCAGCCTGCGACGACTGGAAGATCTGCTGCGGCTGCAACAGAGCCTCGTACGCCTCGTACAGGGTCTGCGTGGTCAGGATGAGCTTCGGCTTGTCGTTGCCGAACGACACGGTGTTCTGCGCGGTCGCCATGTCAGCGAGGGTCAGGCTGCCGGCGGAACCCTCGACGTAGGAGCGCCACCACGTGTTGTCCGAGTCGTTGCCGTCGATCCCACCAACCGTGTTGGTGGTGCCGATGAGGTTGACGAGCCCGTTGAAGTCCTTCGAGGAGTTGCCGGTGCCGTCACCAGCGACCAGATCCTCGTCCAGAGCCTCCTTGATGGACTCCTCGGCCTGCATCACCTTCGACTGGAGCAGGTCGATGATGGCGTGCTCACCGTAGTTCTGCGCCTCCTCGAGGCCAGTGATGAACACGGACGCAGCGAACTGCTTCCAGCTGTACTCGGCGGCGGTGATGCCGGTCTGAGCGGTGATCGAGATGGTGTCAGCACCGCTGTACGAGCCGGCGGTGGTGTTCTTGCCACCCAGGACGGGGACGACGATCTTCTCGCCGCCCTGCTCCACCATGCCGTCACGGTCAAGGTAGAAGAACAGCGGACGGCTGGTGAAGATGTTGTCGACCAGCTGCTCACGGTAGTTCTTGAGCGTGGTCGAAAGAATGGTATCGAACGAAGAGTTACCGAATGCCACGGTGGGCTCCTAGAAGATCAGGACGGAACTCTCAGACCGAGAGTTCCTGCTTGGCTCGAAGAAAAGCGTCCCGAATCGACTTGGCTCGCCCAGGCTGATCGCCCTTCGAGGCGACGTTCGCACGGGTGCTGGCACCCTCCACGAACGACGCCGCCCGCTTCGCCTCCACCGCCTCAGACTCCTTGGCCTGACGGCGGGCAAGCTCCTCGCGTTCCCGCATGACCTTCTCGAAAGTCATCGCCTTGTACGCCGCCTCGACCGACTGGATCCCTTCCTTCATCGCGAAGGAAAGAAGATCGTCCTCATCGAAGTCGCCGTAACGGTCACGCAGATTGGCAAGCTGTCGGTCCAGTTCTCGCCGCTGTTCCCGCTGCTCCAACTGTCGGATCTTCGCCTCCAACGGTGCGATCAACGCACCGTCATCATCGAGATCGTCCATGTCGTTGCTGCGTGTCCCAAAGTTCACGCCGAACTCCTCTGCGAGCAGACCGATCGTGTTCGTCGGGTCACGCTGAATCGCATCCCAAATAGCCTCGGCTTGGGCTGCCTTCCTGCGAGACTCAGCAAGCTCTTGGCTCTTGCGGGTGTAGTCCGACTGCATCATGAACCCGTTGACGGCCTCGGCAAGCGGAACCTGACGTTCCTCACCGTTGACCTTCACAGTGACCAGATGGTCACCGTATTGGCTCAGATCCAGCGGCTGTCCACTGACGCCACTCGTCGTCGGTTCGCCGGCCTCGACCACGGTTGCCGTCTCGACGGTCCCGTCAAAGCCCTGTTCCTCTGACATTCGGATGTGCCTCCATGGGAATCACGGAAGGTGTTGTTCCCAACCACAGCACATCGGTGTTTCAGATCAGACCTATCAAGTGGTCAGATCACCGTCGATGACCCAAGTGGTCGCAGCCAGCTTCGTCAGCCGAGCCACCGCATACTGCGACGCCAGGATCGCCCCGTTCGGGGCACGCAGCGTGTCGGACGTGATCGCGATCGTCACCGCACCAGTGCCGCCCGCATACACCACGATCTCGGTGCCGATCGGGAACGCCACGCTGGCGTTCGCAGGGATCGTGGCCGTGACGGCGCTGCTGTTCGTGAACGTCAGCACCTTGCCCTGGTCGGACAGCACGAACGCGTACGTGGTGCCGGTCTCGTCCTTGACGGCACGCGGCGAACCATGAGCGAGCTCATGGGCCTCGTACTCGGCCATCGTCGGTTCACCCGACGCCGGCACGGCCAGCGGCGAATCCTTGGCGGCCTTGAACGCGACAACGGAAGTGGTGGCGGAAGTGGGTGCAGCCATCGAGCCTGTCCTCTCAAGAAGGGCGATCCACTAGTCACCCGACGGTGTGTCACACCCGCCTTGTCTTGTCAGAAAACGTCACCGTCG